GCGCCCGGCCCGCCAGATAGAAGAGGACGAGGGGCCGCCCGAAGACGACGCGCCTGCGCCGCCGCGAAAAGGTGGCCGCCCGAAGAAGGAGCGTCCGGAGAACCAGTGCAAGCGCTGCGAAGGCACGGCGGATCTCAATGATGAGGGCTACTGCGAGGACTGCGCGGCCGTCATCGGTCTCAGGGTGAAGCAGAAGCCGGAGACCCTGGAGGACGAGATCTCGGAGTTCGTCAAGGCCTTGAGGGAGCAGGGAGTTCCTTCAACAGAGATCAGCAAGGAGATCAAGAAGAAATTCGGGTGAATGGTGATGGTGAACTCAATCAACAAGGGGAAGGAATTCGAGAGAGAAATCGCGAAGCTGCTCACGCAGCGGACCGGAGTCAAATGGCAGCGCGTGCCGCACTCCGGGGCCCTGGCCACGAGCCAGCAGCTCCAGGACAAGAACTTCCGGGGGGATGTGTTCACCGAGGACACGACCTACGGTGACTGGATGATAGAGTGCAAGATCACCGGGGATACGCTCACACTGGAGGCTCTCCTGAGCCGGACGAGCATGCTATGGAAGTGGTGGAACCAGGCTTTCAAGCAGCGCGCGGACGGTCAGGAAGCCATCCTCATATTCCGCTTCCGCGGAAGCCCGCTCTTTGTCCTCTGCGAGCATCCGGATATCCCAGGCGAGCTCGAGGCGAAGACGGTCATGAGCCTGAACTGCGACAGCTACTATCTCGGGAGGCTGACCGAATGAAGATCCTGCGCATGCGGCCGGAATACATCGAGTGGACGAGGGCCGGCAAGAAGATCGCGACGACCAGGACTGAGGACAAGGTGGGGGAGAAGCAGCTGTGCTTCGAGCTGGTCTCCGGATCCCGCTACAAGCCGAAGAAGAGCGGTGTTGTCATCCGGGTCCTCTCCTGCCTCCGCTGGAACCAGGAGCGCCTGGCGCAGCCGGAGAATCGCTGGGTCCGGAACTTCATCACACTGGCCGAAGGTTTCAAGTCCTGGGAGGACTTCATGGCCATCATCAGGAAGATCAACAAGGGCAAGCGGATCACATCGCAGACCTGGTTCTACACGCATTTCTATGGTGTGGTCGATGACGAAAAAAGGGTTGAGGCTCGATAGCCGTGTCAGCTGGAAGAACAAGCACGTGCGGAAATGCACAGGGTGCGGGGATCCCATCCGGTCCGGAGGGCTCACGGTCATCGAAGAGGGCATTGCCTGGTTCTGCAAGCGGTCCTGCATGCTCGCCTACTATGTCAAGCGGGCCAGGAAGATACTGAGGGGAAACGAAGATAAAGGAGGAAAGCTCCAATAGTATGAGGTGGACAAGGTGGCTGAACCGAAGAAGAAACCGGAAGAAAAGGTTAGCCGGCGTAAAAACCAGCGCACTAAGGCCGAGGCCGATGGCATCGTGCTGAAGATAGTTGAGGGCCTGCTTGCCTACAAGAAGCCCCGCGATCTCATGAAGGAGCTCGACATACCGAAGAGCACGTTCTACTACTATTATCCGAGGGCCCTCGAGCTGGCCAAGGAGGAGACGATCGGCCGCGTGAACGAGCTGCTTGTCGACTTCGCGCTGCAGACCAACCGAGATCTCGAGAGGCTCGAGCAACACTACAAGGACTCGAGGAGCCGCAGCATCCTCGTTGACAAAGCACATGTCAGGAACCAGGCCTTCGACCGCCTGCAGAGCGCCGGCTTCCTCCCGAAAGCCAGCGACAAACTCGAGGTCGAGGGTAAGGTGGAGCTCAAGGATTGGTTGAGCGGAATGGTCGGGAAGAAAAAGAATGCACATCGATAAGTTCGCTTTCTTCAGGAAGATCGGCTACGAGCCGCATGTTGGCCAGCTCAGGATGCACAGGAGCCCTGCGCGATATCGGCTCCTGGCCTGCGGATCCCGCTGGGGCAAATCCAAGTGCGCGTCCCGCGAGCTCATGTATGCGATGCTCAAGCCCGACAGCAGATACTGGGCACTGAGCGGGACCTATGACCTGGCCAACAAGGTCTTCCGCGAGGTCCTCTGGACCTGGCTGCACACACGGCCGGACTTCATCGAGAAATATTCCGAGCGCGACATGTATATCCGAACGGTCATCGACTCCGAGCTCTTCGGCAAGAGCGCTGACAAGCCCGAGGGCCTCCTGGGCGAATCATTGGATGGGGCAGTCTTCGATGAGCCGCCGATCTGCCAGGAAAGGATCTGGCAGGAGTTCCTCCAGGCCAGGCTGATCGACCGTAGGGGCTGGTGCATGTTCACCGGCACTGCCAAGGGCAAGGGCTGGTATCATCTCCTCTACCAGCGCGGCAAGAAAGAGGATCCCGACTTCTTCTCGACCGAGGGCCCGTCCTGGGAGAATCCTCTTGTGAGCAAGCAGGAGCTCCTCCAGGAAAAGGCTAAGGGATACTGGAGCGACAGATACTGGAGACAGGAGATCCTTGGCGAGTTCCTCGATGATTCCGGCAGCGTCTTCAAGAACATCAGAGCGCACGTGACCGGCATGCTGCATGAGCCGAAAGGCGGGGAGGTCTACTCGATCGGCGCGGACCTGGCCAAGCACAGGGACTGGACCGTGATCACTGTCATGGATTCGACCGGCCACGTCGTCTATTGGGAACGGATCGACCAGGGCACGTCCTGGCCGGTCCAGAAGCTGAAGATAGGGGAGATCTCCCGGAAGTTCAACAACGCCACCTGCTACGTCGACAGCTCGGGAGTGGGTGATCCGATCGTGGACGATCTCTCTGCCATGGGCGTCTCTATCATGCCGGTGCCCACGGCCCAGCAGAAGGTCCCGCTCATCGATGCCCTGACTGTGGCCCTGGAGAACAACAGGATCACGTTCCCTGAGCTGCCGGTCCTGATCAACGAGCTCGAGACCTTCGAGCATGACAAGACAGGAACCGGCCGTGACACATACAATGCCCCGGTCGGCTTCCATGATGATGCGGTGATCTCCCTGGCCCTTGCCTGGCGCGGCATCAACAATGCAGGCGGCTTCGCCTCCGCGAAGATCTTCAGATTCTAAGATGTTTTGAGAAAACACCCCACACTTCCACTTCTCGAACATTCTCCACTCACTCACAGATGCACAGTGCAGCTGCCTGATTTGCATGATTTGCCATACTTGCATTGCATGTCATGCAAATCATGCAAGCAATGCAAGTAATGCAGCTGCCCCTGCCTCGTGTGTTTGTCTTTCCACAGCCAGATTACTGGAATTAGAGGGCTTGGAACGCACAAAAAGGCCATTACGATGCGATGTGATACCACAACAGGTATATACCTATTCCCTGCAAAATAGTCATGCCTGAAGCGAATCCTGCACCATCGAAAGGCCTCCTGGAGCGGCTCGGTGGATTCTTCTCAAAGAAGGAGACGACTATCAATGACATCCTTGCTGCAGGCAGGAGCCGATTCCTCAAGGACATCTATGGCGACCGCGTTCTCACTCCCCATGAGGAGATGAAGGAATGCAAGCGGCTCTACAACTACAACGCCTTCGCCACGGCCGGAGTCAACACCTTCAAGGACTTCATCCTGGGGGCCAACCAGAACGTGATCGCGGATGATCCGAAGACGGCTGCGGTCCTCAATAGCTGGTTGCAGAACATCGGCTTCTTCACTTACCTTCCGGAGATGGTCGAGAATTATGTCGTGACCGGGAACGCCTACATGGAGCCGGTCCGCGACAAGCAGTCCACCCAGGTGGTCAAGGTCTACTCGGTGAGCAACAGCGCGCTCATCTACATCCAGGCTGATCCGCAGGGAAAGGTCGACTACTACATCCAGGAGCTGCCTGTCAATACTGTGGTTCCCGGCGCCGGCTTCCACGACGTCACCTATTTCGAGAAGACTCCGACCAGGATCTACGGCATCAAGATCCCTGCGAATCGCCTGTTCCACTTCAAATTCGGAATCGGAGATATGATGCTCTACGGCCGCAGCCAGCTGGCCGCATCCGTCAATGATGCCAAGATCCTGCGCGAGCTCGAGCGCGATATCGCGGTGATCGCGCGCTACAAGGCCATCCCCAAGAAGCTCATCAACATACCAGGCGCCAACCAGGCGAAGCTCAACCAGATCGGGGAGTTCCTCTCCCAGACGGACGACACCGACAACCCGCTCCTGGGCGAGGCCAACCTGAACATCATGGATCTCAGCTACAGTGGCAAGGACCTGAACCTGGAGCCCTACATCAACTACCTCAAGAGGAAGATCACGTCCTCCATCGCTCCGGAATACATCATCCATGGCGAGGACACGAACAGGGCCACCGCGAAGGAGCAGCGCATCGGCTACATGATGAGGGTGAAGAGCGTGCGCGACAACTTCTCGCAGCAGGTCGAGCGGATGATCCTTATCCCTCAGGCCATAGCCCTCAAGCTCGATATCCGGGGGATCCGCTTCACCTTCAGCGACTTTGACTACACCAGCGAGGACGAGGTCCGCCAGGAGACGCTTGCGCAGTTCGGCGCCGGCCTCCTCACGCTCAATGAGGCACGCGATCAGCTCGGGAAGGATCCGGTCGAGAATGGCGAGGTCTTCTCCTGGGAGCTCCAGGGCCTCAACCCCCCGGAACCAGATAACCCTGACTCTGATACGGAAGGTCTTGATTCCATCCCTCCTTCGTCAAGACCTTCCGTATCGGCGCGCGAAGCTAAAAAAAAAGCAAAAAAGTGATCTTCTACCGGAAGGTCATCAACGCTAAGAAATACTTCGGGACCGGGACGCTCATCGAGAAATATGGCAGACTCATATCCGATGCAGTGCAGCCGGAGAAGCTCGAGCAGCTCCTCCCGCAGATGCTTCCGGAAAAGGAATCGAATCCCCAGTGGGACACGATCATCGCGGCCTGGCAGAAGGAGATCCAGGACAGACTCGCTGCAGAGATCCCGAAGAAGGTCGATCCTCTTTTCAACAAGGCCTATGAGCGGGGGGCCAAGCGCCTCCTGGATCCTCGGGGCAAGCCATTCGTCCTGGGGGTCAAGGTCAAGGACACGCGCGCGATCGTGCAGCTCGTGAGCTCGCAGCTCTCATACGTCAACAACCTCACCGATGAGATGCGCCAGGTCCTCCTGGATGAGATCACCAAGGGCCTCAATCAGGGCCTCACCTACTCCCAGATCGCGAAGAATGTGACTGCCCGGGTCTCCAAGCTCAGCGAAGCCCGGGCCCGGACCATCGCCAGGAGCGAGATCACGAAAGCTCATGGCCTGGGGATGGAGGCGGCTTTCAAGGAGGCCGGCGTCACGCGATACTACTGGGTCACCCAGAATGATCTGCTGGTCTGCAAGACCTGCAGAGGTTATGAGAAAGAGGGACTGAAGCGCGAAGGGTTCACGGTTGGAGCTCCCGATTCACCGAGGCCCGTTACGGATTCTCATCCGAACTGCCGCTGCGTCCCTGTGATGGCCGAAGAGCCGAAGCAGGAGGTTGCACATGCAAAGAAGATATCGGGGGCACTTGGAAGACGAAGTAGTGGAGTTGCTTGAGGAATTCGGGACCATGACCTATCATCGCATGGTTGCTGAGATGCGCAGGCGGCTCTTTGATCCACCGCATGAAATGCGGGTGCGCACGGAGTTGCTCAAGCTCGAGCAGCGCGACAAGATCGGCCGCAGCCTCTATCGCCACAAGTCGAGCGAGTTCCACGGCAGCGAATACATCTACTATCCGGCAGGGAAGAAGACGGCCGCCTTGATCAAGCTCGATGAGGACGCACTCAGGATCCGCGGACCCCGTCCTCTTCCGGACGATCCGAGATTGTAATATATACGCCGAGCTCGGTCAACCTCCAGGTGATGCGATGATCGTTCCTGTCAAGGAATCCCTGAACCTTCCTGTCGAGAGCTTTGAACTGAAAGAGGAGAAGGACGAAGTCTTTATCGAGGGCCTTGCGCTCCCCTATGACAAGGTGAGCCGCAACGGGAATCTCTACACGAAGGAGAGCATCGAGAAGACGCACGAAACCCTTGTCGGCCGGCCGATGACTTTCAACCACAACACCGACATCGTGCTCGGGCACGTGGTCGGGACCACGCTCACTCCGGAGGGCATGCGCTACAAAGCCAGCCTGGACCCTGGGGAGACAGCGTTCATCCGCAAGATCAAGCGCGGCGACATCAGCAATGTTTCCATCCAGGTATACCCCGAGAGCATCGAAGAAGACGGGGATCACCTGAAGATCGCGATCCAGTGCTTCCTGGAGCTCGGCATCGTCACGATCCCGGGCTTCGCGGACACGACCATCGCCTTCGCCGAGAAATACCTCCCGAAAAAGAAAACTGAAGATTGTAATAAATACGGGGAAAGGGGAGAATCGCCTCACAAGCAAATTGAGGCCGATGACATGAAGAAAACTGCTGAGACCGGTGCTGGGGCCGCTGCGCCTGCCCCGAAGAAAGAACAAGATCCTCAGGCGCCAGGGGCTGATCCGGGAGATGATGGGGACACGCAATCGGATTTTGAGAAGGAAGTTTTGGCCAGGCTCGATCAGCTCGATGCCAGGGTAGCAGCCCTCGAGACCGAGGAACCAGCAGAAGAGAAAGTCACTCCAGCGCCTGAAGTCCAGGCCGAGGAAAGACTGACCGTTAATGCTCCGGGCATTTCTGAGAAGAAGCTGACCGCGAGCGAGATAAAAAAGAGGGTTCAAGCTCTCTACTCATGAGGTGTGCATGTGAAATCAACCGCAGAAAAACTGGACATCGAAGATGACGAACATGTTCTCGACTATCTCCGCGGCAAGCCTACCGAAGGCTGCAAGCAGATCGGGGAATTGCTCGTCGGAAGGGACAAGAAGCTGAAGGAAGACCTCGCGATCGCGGGCAACACCAACCTCTACACGACCGCTGTCGCGGCCATGGTGGACCAGGTGCTCAGGCCCAAGCTCGTTGCAGCCGGCGTCATAAAGGTGCTCGATCGCAAGGGCATGATCGGAGAGAGCGGTGTCAAGGTTCCTGTGAACGCCCTGCCTACTGCAGCGGCCCCGACAGAGAACACCAACATCGCCTACGCATCCAACAACTATGGTGGTGTGACCATCACCAAGGGCTGGGTTGCTGCAGCACAGAAGATTTCCCAGGAATTGCTCACCGCATCGATGGTGGATATCCTGAAGGACCAACTGCAGCTGCTCGGGTATGCGATCGCGAAGAAGATGGACGATGACATCGTCGCTGCGATGCAGACCGCTTCCCCGACCAACGACTCCAACGGCAACTACATAGCCACCGGTGGCGCATCCACCAGGATCGACTATGTCAAGTTCGTTGATGCAGTCACGAAGGCCAAGACCAACAACGCGGATCCTGACTGGTGCCTGCTTCACCCCGATGACTGGGGCGCGCTCATGAAGGACACGGTCTTCAAGACTGCCCTCCAGTTCGGGACGATCCCGCAGTCGGGCAGCGTCTTGCCGCAGACTCAGATCGCCGCCGGCCTCAAGTTCCTGGTGAGCCCCGTTGTCCCGACCGGCAACACCTACTTCGTGGACAGCACGAAGATAGGTTACCTGGCTGAGTGGTCCCCGACCATCACATACGATGGCAGGATCCCGGACCAGATAGCGTTCGAGGTCATCGCGGCCAAAGCCTACGGTGTTGGCATCGTTCAGCCGAAATCGTTCATCAGAGTGCTCATGTCCATCTGATGGCAGAGCATTCTTTTTTCCTTTTTCTTTATCCAGGGCGGCCCTGAGCCGCAAAGGAGGTCAATCTTATGGGAGACGTTTTCGTAACAACTGACAAGGAATGGTTCAACGCCGGCAAGTTCAGCAGGGAGACGGCCGACAAGAAGGCCAAGGTCGAGGAATACTTCGTCATCTCCAAGGGCGAGGTCAAGAAGCTTCCGGATGAACCGAGCCCAGAGATAGAGCGGGCTCTTGCAGCCGGCCACCTTCGCGAAGTCGAGGGGCCTGTCGATGGCGAGCCAAAGCCCAAGGACGGGAAGAAAAAGTAGGCAGAGAGCTGCCTACGAGTTCGTCCGTTCCTATCTCGAGTGCTGCTGGATCATCCGACACTACGAGATTGTAATAAATATCATGGCTTAGGGTTTTCACCATGGCATGGTGTTCTATTTCTGATGTGAGGCGCGAGCTGAATCTCCAGGACCAAAGCCTGACTGATGCGGAGATCACAGACTGGATTTCCACGGCGTATCACAAGATCTCCGCGGAACTGGGCCGCTTCTACATGCAGGACCAGTTCGTGATCCAGCGCAAGTATGACGGCACGACAGACAACGTCGTGAAGACCTACTTCCGGCCGCTGCTTTCCGTCGACAGTGTCTACAAGAACACCGGAGAGCCCATTTCCTCGGGCAGTTACACCGTCGATATAAACCTGGCCACGGTCACGTTCAACAGCGGGATCGTCGAGCCTGGCAATGTCATCATAGTCGAAAATACTCCCGCCATTCTCAAGACTTATGAGGCCAAGCTGACCGCCCTGCTCATCATGACCCGGACCCTCATAACCTCCCCCTCAGAAGAACAGGACGCCATGATAGAGAGGCTCGAGGAGGAAGCGAAGGGCTTCAAGGACGTCATACTCAGCAAGCCGAACATGGGCGTCTACAAGGAGCACAACATCACCACCAACGGCCGGTATGGCGGAGGCTGGTGATCTTGGCCGCGGACAGCGGTGGCCCTAAGGAGCTCGAGGCCTGGATCCTGGAGAAGATCGATCGGGCCGTTCACCAGGCTGCTCTGCAGCTGCAGGCCGAGGCGGTCCAGAACCTCACCGGATCCTACACTGCAGACGGCTACAGGACGGGCAAACTGGCCGGCAGCATCGTAGTGGAGAGGCGGGGCCCGGCCCAGTATGCGGTCGGGACCAATATGCCTTATGCCATGTTCGTGGAGACCGGGACCGGTATCTACGGTGGTGACAATGCTCCCATGCCCATAGACGTCTCGTTTCCGCGGCAGCCGATCCGGGCCAAGAATGGCAAGTTTCTGCACTTCTTCTCGACCAAGGTCACCATGACAGGGAACAAAGGCCAGGCGCTCAATAATGCGAAGAAGGTCACGAGCGAAGTCTTCACCATGGAGATCAAGGGTATGAAGGGCAAGTGGTTCATGAGCAAGGCTTACATGCGCGCTCCGGAGATCCTGCGGGCCAAGCTCCAGGAGCAGTTCCGCTGACCGAGATTGTAATATATACGGGCCTCGAAGAAGTATTGCTCGATCCGCAAGAGCGGGGAAAAAAAGACCAAGCGGGCGAGCGAATGACTTCTGTGCAGGACATAAAAAAAGCGGTGATGGATTTCCTCACGGCCAATGTCACTGATCCTATTTCCGCGCGCTCCGCCCTCTCCAAGAATTGGATTTACGACGATTTCCCCCGCCCCGACATCTCTTCCTACCCGCGCATCGGAATCGAGGCTCCGGCCGCAAATCTCCCGCTCATAGGTATCGGCTTCACGAGCACGTGGGTCAATGCCATGCTGCACATCGGGGTCTTCGTGAAGCGCGGCCAGAAGCAGACCATTGCTTCTGTGACATACCGCGATGTGGAGCTCCTTGACTACATCGCAAACCAGGTCGCCACCAAGATCATGGACAAGGCGAACCTCAGCTACTGGCAGGGGAAAGGCATCATCAAGATCGATCCCTTGAGCGAGAATCTCATCGAGAATGACACGTTCATCGCCAAGGATCTGACCATGGTCTTCATGGCCCGGAGAGGATGACATGAAACTTGAACTCGCGAAAAAGCTGGAAGAGACGGAGTCGCTCTACGACTTCTTCAGGATGAAAGAGACTATCCTGGCGAACGTGGCCGAAGAGCTCAAGGAGAAGCTGGAAGGGATCCAGTCTTACGCTGACTTCTACGCCTACAAGGCGCAGATCATCAGGGACCTGCAGGGCGGGGAAACGAGGAAAACAAAACAAAAAGGGTGATATGAGTGGCAACTGCTATTTCGGGAATTAAGTCGTATGCGATGTATGGCTGGGAGACGACCTTCGGGACCGCCTCGGCGTTGATCAACAAGGCGCTCGGGCACAAGGTGAAGATCAGCGGCCACACCAGGAACAACAACGCCGAGGTCCTTCCGCAGCTCAACAGCGTGGAAGGGACCAAGACGGTCGTGAAAGGCTTCCGCGGCAAGTTCACGATGGACTTCGTGCCAGGCAACTTCTACTGGCTCAGGTCCATCGCAGGGACCACCCCGACCGATGCCGGCGCCGGGCCCTACACCCATACGCACGTGGACAGCGGCGCAGCCAAGCCTCCGGCGAAAGCCTGGAACTCGTTCACCATGGAGCTGGGCGACGACGTTGACACCGATATCAGGACCAAGCTCCTGGGCTGCGTGATCAAGAGCTTCAGCGCGAAGATCTCGGCCGGCGAGCTCGCGGGCATCACTGCAGAGGTCGAATACGCGAACGAGACCATCGACGCCACCCTCACAAGCTCGCCTCCGGACGACACCTACGCGGATCCCTTCATCTACGCGCACAGCTCCTTCGAGCTGCCGGTGGGCTCCTCGATAGCGGACGTCACCGACCTGGAGCTCCAGGTCGAGCGCATGGGGAAGCTTGAGGACGTCCTCGGGTCCAGGTTCGCGAACCAGGCCACGAGCTCCTGGCTGAAATACACGCTGAAGTCCACGGCCCTCTACGAGGCATACGCGAACTTCCTGACCAAGTTCATGGGAGGCGCGGCAGGCCCGGTCCTCAACCCCGCGGAAATCGCCTCCGCCAGGATCCTCCTGGACAACGGCATGGCGACGACCTCGAGCAGGAAGATGGACTTCAAGTTCGCCGGCCTCCAGATCGACGAGCACTCGGCTTCGAGATCTGCGGAGGAGACGACCAAGGAGAATGCTACTCTGCTCGCGAGGCAGTGGACGCTGGCCCAATACACTGACAACACTGCGGTATCACCGTAGAGGCAGACGCGGTATTTCCGCGTCTTGATCTTCATCCCCAAGCGGGGGAGTTGATAGCACATGGAAGACGGAAGACAAACTGAGGAACTGGAGATCAATTGGAATGGCCAGAAGGCGAAGGTCACGGTCCAGCAGCTGCTCGATGGCGACTACCAGGATATCCTGGCGGCGAGCATGGTGACGAAAGTCAAGGATGGGCAAGTCCTGGTCGACATCGACCCTATCCGGCAACGCCAGCTGAGGATCATCAAGGGAATCGCGAAGGCACCCTTCTCTCCGGTAAATGGAGACGCCTGCAGGCAGCTCACTGTTCCGGATGCGAACAAGATAGATGCCGCAGTCCAGCGACTTACGGGGCTCAATGAAGAGCAAAAAAAAGACTCAGAGGCCTCAAGCCAGGGTCCCGCTACGAGCTGAGGGATGCGGAGGACTACTTGATCTCGAGGTGGATGACATATTTCGTTCTGGGAAAACACCTCGGCTTGAAGCCTCGGGAAGTGGATCTGCTTCCCCGGAAGATGGTGGAGGTTTTCCTGATACTGGCCGAGAAGGCCGCTGGTGCCCTGGATGAGTAACGAGTTCAAGCTTGGAATCGCAGTCGATATTGCCGCAGTGCGCGGGGCCGAGAAGGTAGCCCAGACTGTCAACAAGCAGATCGAGCAGGCAACCAAGACGGGATCCGGCATCCAGGCGGCCACCAAGAACGTCCAGGGCCTCGACCGCCAGCTGCAGAACATGTCCAGGTCGCTCGGGGGCATCGGCAAGCTTCTTAACCTCGGATCCTTCAACCAGCTCGGGTCCCAGCTCAAGGGCATGGGCCAGGGGGCCGAAGAGCTCGGCGGCCAGCTCGCGCAGTCAGGCCTTTTGGGAGGCGGGAAAGCTGCAGGGGGAGCAGCTGCAGGAGGATCCGCGGCCGTGGCACTTGCTGCAGCCGCAGCAGCCCTCCTCGCTATCGTGGCAGTCCTCATGGCCATCAAGGCCGTGATCGAGCAGGGGATACAGTCCTCGGCTTTCGCCCAGGGCACGATTGCGGCATACCAGCGCACGACCAATCTCATCCTCCGGCCGATAGGCGATGTCATCGGCGGCGTCTTCTACTCGCTCATCAGGATCCTGATGCCGCTCGTCCGGATCTGGCTCATGATGTGGATGCCCTTCCAGAAGCAGATGATGGAGGGCATCAAGCAGGTCTTCGAGGCCACGGACGATCCCATGCAGCAGATGGCGGGGACCAACCGGGTGCTCATGACCACCATGGCGAACTTCTGGACCATAGCCCAGGCAGTGGTCGTTTCCACGCTCGTCAAGGCCCTGGTCGATAACGCGGTCAAGGTCGCCCAGGTGATCGTGGTCGTGATCGGCGGCGGGATAGTGGCCCTGCTGCGGGCCCTGGCATTCCTCATCTCACTGTTCCCCGGTGGCGGACAGGGGGCTGCAGCAGTAAATGCCATGGCAGACTCAGTCGGCACGTTCGCCGCTGAGCTCGTGGGCGGCCTCGAGGTGGTGAACCAGGCAGTGCAGATTTCCGCGGACCTCTACCTCCGTGGCCTGATAGAGAAGATGATCAGCACGAATGCCCAGGCGGTAGAGCTCACGGCCTCGCTTTCCAACTGGAACACGCTGCTCTCCGGGATCGCCTCCTTCTTCGACAAGGATTTCGGGACCAAGGTAGGTGCTGCTCTTGACCAGGTCACCACGGATGCCGATAGCCTGCGGGCAAGTCTCGCAGGCCTTGATTTCTCGCAGATCGACTTCACCAAGCTCGAGACCGCGTTCGGTGACATGCTCGGGAGGATGCAGAAGGCGGTGGAGGGCGCGGCTCCGACTACTTCCATAGTGGAGAGCATCGGTGGACTGGCCAAGCCCGAAAAGACATCCAAGGACTTCTTCGATTTCACCGAGCCGTATTACCCATCGGAGGCCATGAGCGCCGAGGACTTCATGAAGTCCTCTCAGGTGAGCTTCGAGAACCTGAAGCTGGAACCGCTCGAGAATGCCAAGCTCTCGATTCAGAGCACTGTCGACCTCATCAACAGCGGCTTCCAAGCAGTCCAGTTTGACACGGGCACCATGGTAGGTCTCACCTCGCAGAAGTGGAAGGGTGAGCTCATGCAGCCCATGCAGACCACGATGGGGGCTACTGCGACTTACATCAAGGGCAAGGTGGATGAGATAAGCAAGCTCCTGTCGCAGGCGAAGAAGGACGCGGCCAAGATCAGCAGCATGGCTTCCGACTCCAAGTCATCGAAGAAGGTCAGCGACGCGATCATAAGCCCGGGCGGCGGTGTGATCACCACGGATCCGGCCGACTACCTTATTGCGACTAAGACGCCAGGCGCCCTCTTCTCAGGAGGCAGCCGCGGAAAAGGAGTGCAGATCGATCAGATCAACATCACCGTCCAGGGCCAGCCCAGCACGAAGGAGCTCGTCCGGGAGATCGGCAAGCAGCTGCAGTCTGAGCTCCGCTCGAGGCTCAGCTACGGGGTGGGCTAAGATGGACGAACTGAAGGATCTCATTCGCGTGCAGAAGGATGCACTGGACGAGCTCAAAGCGATCCGGAAGGTGCTCGAGGAGATCAAGAAGACGCAGTCCAAGCACTGGGATCTCTACCAGCGCGAGATCAAGGCCAAGGAGAAAGTCTATGGCCGCATCATCGAGATCGAGCGGAACGTGTTCAGCCTCAAGACTTCTCTTACAGTGAAAAAACCAGGCCTGGGAACCAGGCTGTGGACGAAGGTGAAATCATGGCTTGGACGCTGAACTCGAAGGATCTGGGGAACATACAGAAGGAGAACCACAGGAAGATCGCGAACCTGCAGATCTTCCCGCTGCCGCAGCAGGACTCTGATGCAACGGAGGTGACGGACTTCTCCGGGCCGCAGAGGGAGATCACTATCGAGGGGAAGCTCACCGGCACTGATACGGCCACGCTCCAGACCGCTATCAGGAACTTCGACAAGATCAGCGGGACCGGGACACCCATCATCACCGGCACACAGAACTCATCGGTCGTCTTCAGCTCCGAGGTCTTCGGCAATTTCAATGTGAAGGTGGATGAGCTTGACTGGGACTATGACACGGAGAAAGGGCCCTTGGTGGTAGCCTATACGATGAGGATGGTGCAGAGCTCTTGACGACGATAAAGGACAAGGTGATGGTCTCCGGAATCGACCTTACGACCAAGCGGCTATCCTTCGAGGCCGAGCGCCCCGAGGACGGCTCGATAGCCGAGGCCACGGTCGAGTGCGTCCGGAGCGTCAACAGCCTCATCACCTTCTCGGTCGGCCAGACTGTCAAGCTCTTCCGGAACTTCACCGGGGCCGCGATCGCGGATCCGACCGACCTGGTCTTCCAAGGCTACCTGGTCAAGCTCGAGAACGACGGCCCCAAGATCAAGCTCATCTGCAAGGACAAGATGTGGGACGCGGTCAGGAGGGAGATCAACCGGACCTTCCTGGACACCGATGCCGAGGCCGGCAAGATCAGCGAGATCGTCAAGACCATCCTGACCACGTGCGGTCTCAGCTACGATTCCACGACCATCCAGGACAGCGGGACCACCCAGATTATCAAGAGGTTTGTGTGCAACCGGGCCAACTGCATGGAGCGGCTCAAGACCCTCGCGGATGCCCTGCAGTGGCAACTCTATTACCGGCCGGACACCGACAAGGTCTACTTCGAGCCGAAGGGCTTCACAGGGAACTCTAACATCCTGACCGTCGGCCAGGAGATCATCAAGGCTCCGAAGTGGGAGACCGACTCCCAGGAGATGGCCAACGACATGTATGTGATCGGCGGCCAGCAGTGGGTCGAGACAACGGTGTTCTTCAACGGGACCGGGGCTCAGAACACGTTCACGCTCCCCTACAAACCAGAGTCGATCAAGGTCTACGTGGGCGGCACGCTCAAGAAGGGCGGTCTGGACACCGTCACGACCGGTGCGCAATATACCGTCGACAAAGAGAAGCTCGAGTTCACGTTCACATCCGGAAACACGCCGCCCTCGGGCTCGAACAACGTGGAGGCGCAGATCACCTATGTGGTGCCGATACCCATCCACCTGACCGAGAGCGTGAGCGTCGCATCATACGGGACGCACCAGAAGACCCTCACGCTCGTGGATGCCAAGAACCTGGACGATGCCATCAGCAGGGGGAAGAAGGTCCTGGACCTCCGCAAGGATCCACCGAAGCATGCGGTCCTCAAGGTCCGAAAGCACGACGTGATGAACCTCCAGGCCGGCCAGACCATCAACATCGTGGATGCGGTGAACGGCTTCTCCGGCGTCTTCACTATCAACCGCTACATCATCCACTCCCCTCTGGACTATGACGAGGTCTATGTCGGGGAAAAGGAGTTCAAGCTCGCGGACCTCCAGGCTGATATCCTCACCAAGCTCAAGCGCATGGATGAGGACCAGAACAGGAACACGGATAAGACCACCGAGCTCGTGCAGGCCGGCGCCCCCCTGATGGTCCGGCGCAAGTCGCGCAGGCAGATCAAGAGATCGATATGTGACAGCTTCATTCTCAATCATCCTGAGAACGGCAAGCTCGATCAGGGCGTGGTCCTGAATCCCCTCGATGCGACTACCGGATGGACAGGCACCAATGCCACGGTCACAGTGAACAGCACGCTCTCCGACTACTACATCCAGAACGCCCTGAGCCTCAAGCTCGCCTACACGAATGCTAACTTCGAGATGAGCACTACCGAAAGCAACGGGGACCTCAGCGCCTTCACTGGAGTGAGCTCCGGAACGCCCACCCAGGGCACAGCAGGAGTCTGGCTTTTCCTCCCCGAGTATTTCCGCTGGACCCGGAAGCAGGGGATCCTGGTAGATAATACCGGGAGCGCAAGCACGCTCACGAACTATGCGGTCCGGATCTCAATCGACAACACCTGGACGGACTTCTGGTCGAACGTGGCCAGCGACGGCCGTGATATCCGCTTCCTGGACTCCGACAATTTCACGCGCCTCAGCTATTGGATCGAGGCCTGGGATGCCGTCGCGCAGACTGCGACCGTCTGGGTGAAGGTCCCATCTATTCCGGGCTCGAGCTCGAAGACCATCAACCTCTACTATGGCCGTGCGGTCGAGGCCTCGGAGAGCAACGGCTCGAACGTCTTCACCTACTTCGAGGACTTCGAGACTTATGGCATCGGCAGCGACCTGGGCGGCCAGGGGGGCTGGACCAAGCAGTTCGGAGAAGGCTCGAGTTTCGCAAGGATCGCGAATCTGAATGGAAAGAACCATTTCTATGGGAGGGAGGACGATCAGAGCGGCGTGCTTAACCTCATTGTTGACCGAGTCCTCACGGTCAGCAACTCCGGCAGCATGGTGGAGGCTCGGGTGAACAAGGCCGTGGGCTTCGATACGCAGGGGGAGATCGTCCTCAATGATACATCCTACGGAGCCTCCGGCCTTCCGAACAACGGCTACTTCATGACCCTGAACGTGGGCGGCGACACCAACAAGATCCGCAAGACAGTGGCCGGGGCAACAACGGACCTGGTGACAGAAGTGGATGGTCCCATCAGTGGCACATACTATATCTACGGCCTCTCCTGGCTCAGCACGGCCCTGAAGATGTGGAAGAACTATGCGCAGAGGCTTTCGACGACGGACTCGTCTTTCACTTCCAGGTCGCGGCTGGTGCTGAAGCTCGCCGGTAATCCTTCCGAGTGGTATTACGACTGGGTGCGCGTGCGGCCCTTCACAGATCCGGAACCGGTCACAAGCAAGTCCGGCGCCGCCTCTGCAGTCAGCGTTCCGATCACCCAGGTGAAGCTGCAGATCGGGAGCTCCTCGGGGAACTACAAGGAATACATCGGCACGGAGATCCGCGGCAGCGGGATCCAGGGCGGTCGCAACTACCTCCTCTTCGACCTGGACAATCCCTCGGCCAGCGTAGGGACCGCGAACTGGACCACGGTCGCATACAAGAAGCTCCTCTTCACATCCTCGCTCTCCTCCGGGGAATGCTGGGTGGATTATCTGACGATCAGCAAGAGCAACAGCATAGGCCTCAATGGCCTCGGGTATCGGTATATCGACGACGCGACAGAATACACGTTTTTCTGAGGTGAATGGTCATGGCGAACGGACAGGTCATAACGAAAAGGGGCGTAAGGATCCTCTTCGGCAGAGGATATGGCAACACTACTTATGGCGCTTTGAACGCCTTCAAGATCGGGCGTGCTACCACGACGCCCACTTATGCTGACACCGACATGGGTGACAAGCTCCCGCTGCAGACCACCGAGGTCGTGGATGCCTGCGATGCGACCACCGGGTGGACGGCCTCGGGCACCAACTCCGTCAGCCTCAACACCACGAACTTCATGGAGGGATCCGGAGGGCTGAACCTCGTCAAGTCGGACACGGGCTCTGCAAACTGCGATGCCTCGAAGACCACGACCAGCAGGGACTTCACGAGCAAGGACTTCTGGCTCTATGTTTACATCAGCTCAGCGCTCTATGCGAAGCTGGCCACCTCCAACTGCCTCACTATCCGGTTCGGGAGTGATTCAAGCAACTACTACCAGAAGCAGTGGAGCAAGTCCTCCCTGGTCTCTGGCTGGAACCTGCTGAGCTTCAACTCCGGAAGCGGGACCATAACCGGCTCTCCGGTGATCACTGCAGCCGACTTCACCTTTGTGCGCTTCACGACCATCAATGCTTCGGATACAGCAGCTGCAGGGGACTTTGTGTTCGACGATATCAAGCTGGCCAGCGTGGACGACTACATCAAGCCGTTCCTGGCCGGATATCCAAGCTTCGATGAGCCGGCCAAGCAGGTCGTCACCCGCGGCCATATCACGGCCACCTTGGCGAACGGCGTCTCGATCAGCGAATGCGGTGAGGCGAACTCGGATGCTTCCCCATCCCTGGGAAGCCACGATGTCTTCACGCCCGTCGTGAAGAATAGCTCCACGGAGCTGATCATCGAATGGGTGCACGAGGTGACATGATTGACGCTCTCAAAATGGAATAGCTCGGGAGTCACGACCTGGGGAGACGGAGATCCCCTCAAGGCTGCAGACCTCAATGACACGATAGATGAATCCCTCCCGCCCATCGGGTCCCTTCTCTCCTGGGCCAAATCTACTGCTGGTGTCCCTCAGACTCTTCCGACTGGTTGGGTAGAATGCAACGGCCAGGTGCTTTCAGATGCAGACTCCCCGTTGAATGGGCAGACAATTCCAAGCCTGAACTCCGGCACTCAGAGATTCCTTCGGGGTGCTACGACAAGTGGAACTACAGGGGGAGCTGATACGCACAATCACTCCACGCCCCTGGCGACGAATTCATGCAGTGCAGGAGCTGCAGTGATGCTCCAGAACTCCCCGGCCACGACGTCGACTGACAATGGCTTGCCTCCGTATATCGAGATGGTCTGGATAATGAGGGTGAAATAATGTCAAACGGTCAATGGTCAAACGGACAACTCGGATGGGACCCTGCAGGCCAGGTGCCCAAGCCTTATCTAAATCACACTGATCTCAATGACAGCATCTCGAACATCACACCTCCAATAGGGGGCATAATCGGCTGGCTCAAATCCTTCACCGGAGTCCCGGGCACGCTGCCTTCCGGGTATGTGGAATGCAACGGGCAGACGCTCAGCGACGCCAACAGCCCCCTTAATGGGCAGGTGATACCAAACCTCAACAATTCCGGCGGGGCCGCAACAAACAGATTCCTCCGAGGGAATACGACCTCCGGAGGCACAGGAGGAACTGAGACTCACACACATACGATCTCGGGTTCTGCGGAAACCCCAGCTGGATCGGGCTGCAGTGAGCTTCTGAGCCTGACCAGCGCCTCCCAGTCCACGCTTCCAAGCTACTATGAAGTAGTGTTTATCATGAGGGTGAAATAATGGCATTCGGAAAATGGAACTCAAGTGGAGAACTCGGATGGGCTTCTACGGACATCCTCAAGGTGGCCGATCTAAATGACTCCATAGACGAAGCCGCTCCGCCTGTCGGGACCGTGATGGCATGGGCAAAGAGCTTCACAGGCGTTCCGGCCAGTCTTCCCTCGGGATGGGTGCAATGCGACGGGCAAACCTTGAGCGATGCAGACTCACCTTTGAATGGGCAGGTAATGCCGGCCATGAATGCCGCAAACCGCTTCGCCCGGGGAGGCACTACAAGCGGGACCACGGGGGGAGCAACAACGCACTCCCACTCTGCATTCACTACGGGCAATGCTACCGCAGGCGGAAGTGGAGCGTTTATTCTGACAAACTCTCCTTACAACTGGTCCACGGTCGCAAGCATCCCGAGCTACTACGATGTCGTCTGGATCATCAGGGTGAAATGAATGACTATACCTATAGAGAACGTCCATCTGGAAATACTGGAATGCAATGCGGAGTGCGTGAAGACGCGCTTCACTGAGTGGAAAAAGGCGCATCCGTTCGCGGAGATGATCGATGTGCACTTCGACCGGCAGCTCTCCGAAAAGGAGCCCCGGTTTGCGATCCTCCTGGCTTACAAGGAGAAGCCGGCCGTCCAGGAGCCGGAGACACAGGAGGTGTCATAATGGTCCTTGGAACAGAACCACCGGACAGAAGGAGCTCTCAGACCCACAAGGAATATCTCGAGGAGATGGTCTTCCACTACCAGAACACGTTCGCGGATCTCAAGACCGAGCTCGACCTGGTGAAGGCCAAGGCAGATCCCGTGGTCCAGGCCGACCTGGACACGATCAAATCTAAGATCGATGTCAGCGTGCCGGCCGTCAAAACCCCGCCTCCGCCCGAGAGCCCCACGGCGCCGACTACACCGCCCCCGGAGCCGCCTCCCGAAGAGCCGGCCGATCCGACCCAGATGTAGCCGAGATTGTAATATATACGCGGAAAGGCCACGGTTTTCTTGGTGAAACCATGGATCTCATGCGAATTTTGCAGGAGCTCGGTCATCTGATCAAAGTCCTGTTCGGCCAGATCCCGAAAGAGCGCGTCGAAGTGCTCCAGGAAGCGGCCAAGCCTGTCAGGACGGATTTCGACCAGGGCGTAGCTCCTGAAGTCAGGAAGGCGGTGGAGGAAGCTAAGAAGGAGATCTCGAAAGAGATTGAGAGCTCGAAACCCGAGCTCAGCAAGCCCGAGCGCATCAGGAGGATCCTGCGGCTCATCACAGAGCGCATGGAACGCCAGGGCAACGGCAGCGAAGTCTTCGAGCTGAATCCCATCCATCCGGAGTTCGCTCCATACATCGTCTCGAGCGGCACGGCCTACGCGAGCGAGAAGACCGAGGCCAAGCTTCACGGCCTCAAGGACATGACATTCAAGATGGCCTACGTTTACGAGGCCCTGAGCGCACAGTGGAGGCGCGAATTCCGCTACTTGATCGAAGAGCAGGGGAAGAGGGTTGGCGTGGGAGCTGGCCGGACCGGCAGCAAGATCCGCGCGGATCTGCACGAGCTCTGGAGGCAGACCGTGTGGACCGACAAGCGGATCAGCGAGGCCTTCCTCAAGGACAACAAGATCACCGATGCGGAGCTCGAGGAGTTCCTTCTTGCGCTTGCAGAGGACGAGGTCGAGGCATATCTCAAGACCGATAAATCGAGGGTGAACTGAGTGGACATAAGCGTGGGCATCGGACTCGGGTCCCTTTCCGGACTGCTAAGCGCCGGCATCGGCCTCCTGGAGGATATGTCCAGGAAGCGGAAGCCGGATGAGCCGCCTTTCAAATTCGATGGCGTGCAGTTCCTGAAGACCGCTGTCCTGGGCATAGTTTACGGTGGCGCCCTTGGCTCCGGATATCTCACTCCGGATCTTGAGCCTACTGTGGAGAGCCTCTTCGGAATCAGTGGCATGAGCTACGTTACCAAGAAGGGCCTGCAGATGCTGTGGAATCTGTGGGAGATCCGCAAGGGCGCATGACCGAGGATACCATGGCACCAGGAAAGAACGGCCGGCTCCGAGAAGATATCGACTCGCTGGCGCACAAGTTCGATGCGCACATGGAGGAGAAGAACCGACTCGTCCAGGAGAACAATGCCAAGCTGACCGATATCACCGTGACGGTCGCGCGTATCGATGAGAATGTGAAGAACCTGAACACGATCGTCCAGGGCCTCAAGAAGGATGAGGAGCGGCTCAACGCCGTGGAAACCAAGGCGGATAAAGCAGAGGAACGCTCGATGTGGGCCATCAAGATCGCCCTGGGCGGGGGAGGCATCGGCAGCCTGGCCGGCGCCGGCTCGATCCTCAAGCTCATGGGCATCATCTAATTTGGACGCGAGGGAGCGGGTGTTCCCACTGTGCTCAGGAATGTAGCTATCTCTTCGGGAGGTAGTTCTCGAGCATCTTCTTGATCCGTTCGTCCAGCTCCTTCTCCTGCTGAGCCTTGAGCTTCTCCTGGTTCTCCAGCTTGAGGAGCATGCCGCATCTTGAGCATAGCATCTCAGCGATTCCATTGAGATACTTGCACCTTGGGCATTCGATCGAGGCCAGCCGCGGAAGCGAGGTCTCTCCTACAACGATGCCCCGGTCCTTTAAGATCGGATCGTCCGAGTCCTGGGCGGCCAGATGATTGTAGACGCCTGGCATCGGGGACTCGGGATCCCAGCCGAGGAAGACGCGGACCTGGGCCTCGGGCCATCTTTTGAGGAGATCCGTGGCCCTCGAGTGCCGGAACCAGTGGGGGTTCACCCGCTTGCCGATCGCTGCTTTTTTTGCGAGGCGGCGCAAAGTCATGAAGAAGGCCGCATGCATCATCTGGCTGCCCTTGTCCTTGCCGATGTTGACGAAGAAAGGGGCCTCGGAATCTCCTTTATTCGGGTGGCTTTTGTGCCATTCGAGGATATATGGCGTGGCCATCACCAGGAGGATCGCCCGCGCGCCAGTCTTACCGAACAGCCTGAGCCTGGTGCCAAGATGTTCGAAGTTCACATCCTTCATGCGCAGGTTGCCCACCTCGCCGATCCGTGGACCTCCTTCCCAAAGGAGCGCGAGGATCGCCTTATCGCGCACATGCTCGCAGATCTCGATCATCTTCAGCACATCCGGCTCATAGAGGAGCGCATCCTGGCGCCGCATGATCCGACGGTTCACCTTGATGAACTTGCTGTCCATCCCTCTCCAGGCAAGAAACTGCCTGAGGATCGTCCGGAAGGTGAACTTTGTCCAGCCCGAATAATCAGCCCGCTCCATCCAGGCAAGGAGCTCGAGGATGTCAGCCTGCGTGGCCTGAGTATATCCTACCTTCATTTCCTTCCGGAGACGGCCCAGCACCTGGACGATGCGCGAGATCCGCAAGAAAGAGAGGCCATCGATCGCGGTCCTATGATCCAGGTATCGTATAACCAGTTCCCTGTCCTCCTCCGGCATCCTATCAAGGACTGTGTTCATGTGCCGTTGCATCACGGCCGTTTTGTAAATTGTCATGCCCTTCAACTCCCTGGACACGAGAGCGGGCCGTTCATTTAAAGCTGGAGACGCCGCATTTCTGCGGCGTCTAACTCAGCTCCCTACGCCTTGACCGGGCGCAAGTTCTACAGTTAAAGACCCGCACTCACATCAGCATTATCTATCTCTGAAATCTTGCGTTCGAGAATCTCGAGTCTGTTCTCGAACTCACCAAGCCTTTTCCATACCTGTTCTGGAGTGAGATATCTGGAACGTTCGAGATCCTCAAGTATCATCCTTGCCTTCAGTTTGTGGAAGCGCTCAAGCGCTTCATAAGTGTCGAAGAAGAGCACGTGCCCGGTCTCCTCATCATAGGCGACGAACTGCCATTCGTGCCAGCCCAGATGCTTCAGCTTAAAAACGAGATCCGTGGATGGATGCGGAGGATAACCTTCAGCAATGAAAGAGTTCAGTTCCTCCATCAACGTCACGGCATACATTGTCCACCTCTCGCCTTCACATGGCCGCATTTCCATATATGCATCCACAGGGGCCTGATTTCCGCATAAGGATCCCTCATGAGATATTGAACGTCCGATTAGCATAATCGCAGAGATCGAAGGGCGTTACCGGTGTAGGTGGGAACTGCTCACGGGTGAAGTTCGTTGTGACTGGCATATTGAAGAAGCAATTTTTCCCATCAATGCGATTCCCTTTAGAGTCCGAATCTACAACTGTGAGCTGGCAGATCTCGCTTGCTTTTATTGTCTCGGCTGTCCTGGATCCTAAAGGCGTTGCATACTCATAGCGCACTTCCTCGCAGTTTTTGATCGCAGTCTTCAGGCAATCGAGGCTGGCCTCACAGTTCCTTTTGGAGCTGGTGCATCCAGCAAGGAAGAGAACAAGGACGATTATTGCGGCCCTTAGAATCATTTCAATCCCTTGTCTCTCGAGCGCGCTTTCTGCTCGAGCTTCTCTATCCGAGCCTCAAGATTATCCATGACTTTCTTTTCGATGGGCCCTTCAACAGATTCTCTGGTTCTCTCCTTCTCGAGATATTTAACATAATCTTCGACGGAGCGAAAGACCATCATGGCCTTGGTCTCCTCGTCATAAAAAGTAGGGTGCTTCGTTTTGTTGCGCCAGGCTTCATCACCGGTCAGATCATGCCTGATCTTGGCAGGGATCCTGAACAGGCCGCGGTCAACGGTGTATTCTCCCTTTTTCTCGGCGTAGAGGAAGATCGTGCCGTATTCCACGCTCGTCTCTTTCTGCATGCGTACCATAGTGTATCATAGTGTATAAATATGCATTTACTATATCGAGGTGTACGGTAATTCTTATAAATAGTATCGTATATTATCGTATCGTAAAGTGGTATCGTAAAGGAGTGGTGATATGGCTGAAAAAACGGAATATGTCGGGGCCGAATTCCCCATCAAGGAAAAGCAGCTCCTGGACAAATGCGCTGCCGAAAAGTTCGGTGGGGCGCCGAGGGCTGCGGTTGTGAGGATTGCGGTCAAGGAGCTTCTCCAGAAATACGGCTACCTTGAAGCAGATACCTCTCCCGGGTGAATTCTATGACCTCCCGAATACTCAAAATGATATCCCCCGAAGAGCGAGCCCGCATAATCGGCGAGGAGATCGTCCGGGTCCAGAAAGAGATCGAAGAAGCAGATGCTGAGGAAGAAGCCGAAGACAGGCGTGAGCTCACGAGGCTCTATGGAGGCGATGCCTGATGGAACGCCAAGCTATTATAGAGGCGCTTATCCGGGCTCTCGATTCTGACAATCCTGATTCTATAGAGATCGGGACCCCCAGCAAGGGTGGCGTTCTCAAGGTCTACGGGAACTTCTCCAGGCCGGAGGAGTTCCGTGCAAGGATCGACAAGGCGATTGAGCTCCGGGGACATGCTGCGGGTAAGCTCCAGCCGAAGGTGGAAGAATGAACTGCACTCCCTGGAATCGCTGTCCTGGATGCCGCGACGCTGCCATAGAGCGCGAGCAGAGGTCATACAACCCCGAGCTCGATGAGGAGGCCGAGTAGATGTGCGAAGTCACGGTCACCTGCTCTGAGCGCCCATCATGCACGTCCGAGATCGCGGTGCGGCAGATCAGGTGCGCCAACAAGTATTGCGAGAATGTCGAGCGGATACCCGGGGGCGCGTGCAAGACGTGCCTGGACTACGCGCGCGAGGGCGGTTTTATTCAAGCCCAGGAGACGGTCGGTGAGTGGCACCGGCCGCCTGGATATTGAGGTGTTGAGATGGACCATGAGCTTGAAACGACGCTGAAGTGGGTGCGGTTCGGGTATGAGGCTGCGGGTTACAGCACCCTCAAGTGGGAGGACATAGAGCGCAAGATCATCGAGTCTCACGCTGGACACGGGAGCGAAGCGGTGGGGGCCGGCAAGGCCTCCCCGGCCGCTCAAGGAGATGGTTTGCATGTCTGAATCTGCGAGAACTAAGCAGCTCTGCGTCCGTGGGGTGCCACGGAAAGATTGGGCCGAATTCCGTCATCTGGCAAGCCTTATGGGCGTCAAACAATGCGAACTCTTCCAGCGAATGAAGGCTGCGTTCTGTGAGCAAAATCCTGAGATCTACGATGGGCTCACCAACGTGATCGTGAAGGTTAAGGTGGTCCAGGAAACTCCGGTGACCTTCAAGGGCCGCAGCCTTGAGGCAGACAAGATCCTTCGGGATACGAAAGCGATGCTGCCGACTATTTCTCAGAAGGCACTCATCTTCCGCTGCGATCAGATGCTCCGGCCCTTCCTGCAGGATCCGAAAGTGCCTGACGAGCAGAAGAAGGAAATCGCCGACTTCATCAACTCGGTCGGCTCGGGGGGCTCTTCATGAACGCCAAGGAACGCTCGAGGATCCAGGCCGCGCACAAGGACGCGCAGGAGAAGATCAAGCTCGGGACCGGGAAAAACTCGAAGGACTACTACCAGGGGATCATTGATGTCCTCCACTGGGTCCTGGTGGAGGTCTAACATGCACGCTCGATATCCGTCGGCTCTAAACGCCGCTCTAACAGCCGCTGCTTTTCTTGGGAGGATAGAGCACCGGCCAGTTGTCGAAAGACAATCTTCTTCTGAGGGGGAGAGCGGGGTGGCGGGAGACACGGCGGATATCGGTCCGGATCCAGGGCCCAAGCGGCCCGATGAGGAAGACGAGGATGACGACACGTGCGACATCTGCGGGCTGCCCGAAGAGGAATGCATGTGCGACGAGGGGGAAGACGAGGAATGATGGTCATAGCCCCGACGGGGCTGACGGAGTGAAAGTATGAAAACGGAAGATGAAGTCGTAAAGGAACACGTCGACGAATTCGGTATCAACAGGTCGAAATTCGTCGTGGGACGTGGTGAGGGAAGCTCGCAGTTTTTCAAGCTGAAGGATGGCGAGAAGGCGGAGGTCACCATCAAGAAGGGAGGGGTCCGGCAGGTGGATAAGGAGTTCAAGAAATTCAACAACAACAAGCCGGTCCTTGATGAGAAGGGCAACCCGGTGATCGAAAGGGTCGGGCCCGCGCTCGAGCTCGATATCGAGTCGGTGAACGGGGAGGAGAAGGAGCTGATCTGGGAGGTCACGGCAAAGAAGCTCTCGAGCACGATTTTCTCCTTCCTGGACAAGAGGGAGAAGGATGGAACACCCTACCTCTTCTCAAGGGTCTTCCAGGTCGAGAGGAAGGGGACGGGAACGGCCACGACCTACGTGATGTTCCCGACCGAAGCCAGGGAGCCAAAGCCTGCTGCAGGCAAAGGCCAGCAGAACCTCAACAAAGGAGGCTGAGCATGGCGGACAACTGCAGGAACTGCGGACACCCGTATCACGGGGAGGGCGAAGACAATCTGTGCCTCTACCCCGCGTGCGGGGATCCCGGTTGTTGCGTCTGCCAGTGCGACAACCCCGAGCATGAGGAAGTGCCGGAGGTATTTCCATGATCCAGACCGTTTGCCCTGCCTTCGATGGCGGGGATCTTCCTTTTTTTGAGCCAACAGAAGGACTCAGGGGAAGCCAGAGGGGCAAGGCGCGCCGGCTCGTGAAGCTCGGCAAAGTGGAGCGCCTTGCTCCCTGGAAATGGGCTGTGCGCCACATCGAGGGCCACTCGAAGCAGGACCACATCGTGGCCTGGAATTACACTGGCTTGTTCTGCGACTGCCAGCATTATGCGACGAAGGGGACGGCCTGCAGCCACATGCTGGCTGTCTCGCTATTCGAGAAAGGAGGGAAAGGGAATGGAGAAGCCAAGGCGTAGCGTGCGCATCATCAACGATCATCTGTGGTATGTCGGCCAGGACGGCCGGGAGCACCATCCGATGTGCCGCTGCAGGAAGACTGTCAGGATAAAGGAGGGAGAAGCATGACTGAAAAAATAGCGCAATTCGACGATGAAAATGGGCTGTCCTTCAAGGACGCGATTGCCGAGGCTTCCAAGCGGAAGCTGAGGATCCTCAGCAACCTCGAGGTTGACGAGCGCCTGAAGGGCGACCAGTGGGAGAAGGAAAAGGAGATGTATCCGTGCTGGACCGGGACGCTCATCATATATGAGAAGCCGGGCGTGCCTTTTGGCAAGGTCGTGGAGCATGAGGGCCTCCGCGCACTCGTACCGAAGGAGTTCCAGGGCAAGAAGGACATGGCCATTGTGTGCAACCACCCGGACTTCCTCTCCGATGGGAAGGACGTCGCAATAGGGAAGGGCGCCAAGCTCGTCCCCTTTCCGAAGGAAGACGGCTGGTATCTTCCGGACCCTGAGTTCGGGATCCCGAGCCTGGAGAAGGGCGAGGACGACGGAAAGAGGCGTTATCTCTGGCGCTGGACGAGTCAGGCTCATATCGGCCTTGTCGCTCGCCACTACTACGGGTTCCTCGACTGGTTCCGCCGCTTCGTCGTTGCGGACTTCGGGCCGGGCTTCCGTCTCGGGGTGTTTGGAGCTGCAAGCGGAAAAGTCACGCCGCCGAAGCACAAGCATGAGTGGATCTGCAGGAGCTGCGGGGTAAGCAAATGATATGCCTTGGGATACAAGGCCACACGCCCCTTCACAGTGCCGGTTTCGGCCGTGGAGTTCAGCAGCGACAGATAGTAGCCGCAAGGCGAAACGCTGGAGCTGCGGTGTTTTATAGTGCAGGGGCTACGGAGCGGCCTTGTCGCTCGCCACTACAACAGGTTCAACGACAGGAACCGCCGCAACGTCAATGCGAACAACAGGCCGGGCAACCGTCTCGGAATGACCTTTGCATCCCAAATCCAGGTGAAGACATGCAGACTTACCGGAATCTTTTCACGAAGCTCTGCGAGCATGACAATCTGCTCCTCGCCTTCAACAAGGCAAGGGCCCGCAAGAACGGGAAGGAGTATGTCCAGCGCTTCGCCAAGAATCTCAAGGAGGAATTATGCGCCCTCCAGTGGGAGCTCTCCACAGGGATCTATAGGCCCGGGCCTCTGAAGACCTTCACGGTCCGGGACCCTAAGACCAGGAAGATCTCCGCCTCGAGGTTCCGGGACCGGGTAGTGCACCATGCCATCTGCAATATCATCGAGCCGATCTTCGAGCCGCGCTTCATCTACGACTGCATGGCTAACCGGAAGGGAAAGGGGACGTCCAGGACCCTCGAGCGGGCCGACCAGGCCATCCGGAAGGTAGGAAACGGCTACGCCCTGAAGGCTGACATCCGCCGCTACTTCGACACCGTTGATCATGAGGTATTGCTCAGGATCCTGGAGAAGCGGATCAAGGACGCGGAGCTCCTGGATCTCGTGAAGGTGATCCTTGGAAACCACAAGACTGGGCAGCCTGGCAAGGGGATGCCTCTGGGCAACCTCACGAGCCAGTTCTTCGCGAACGTCTACCTCGCCGAGCTCGACCACTATGTGAAGCACGAGCTCCGCACCAGGCACTACATCAGATACGTTGATGACTTCGTGATCTTCAGCAAGAGCAGAGAGGAGCTCGAGGGCTGGCAGAATGCCATTGATACGTATCTTACGCATCAGCTCAAGCTCTCGCTCCACCCCGAGAAAACGAAGATAATCCCGATAGCGGCCGGAGTGCCCCTTGTCGGGTTCCGGGTCTTCAGGCACCACAAGCTCCTCAAGAAGAGCAACCTGAGGCGCCTGCGTGGCCGCCTGGACCGCTTCCGAAGGATGCTCACTGCAGGGGAGCTCACAAAGGAGCAGCTGCAGCACAGCATGGCCGGCTGGGAGGGCTACGCGAAGATGGGCAACACGTTCAATCTCCGGCAGAAAATCCGGGGAGAAATAGCAAATATTGGAGGGACAACATGAGCGAGAAACTAACGTATGGGAAAATGCTGGAAGGAGGGACTCCGGCAGTCCTGGACATCGAGGCACTTATCAGTTCCCGTCTCCTGATCCAGGCCAACAGCGGCGGAGGCAAGTCATACCTCCTCCGGAAACTGGTCGAGGAGAGCTTCGGGAAAGTTCCGATAATCCTTTTCGACCTCGAAGGGGAATTCGCAACGCTGAGGGAGAAACACGACTTCGTCCTTATTGGCAACACCGCGGATGGGGCAGATGTGCAGATCAGCATCAAGACGGCCCAGCTGCTACCCCGGCGCCTGGTAGAGCTCGGAGCCAGCGCAATCCTTGACATGAGCGAACTGAAAGCACACGAGCGCCACCTGTTCGTGAAAAGGTTCTGCGAGGCCATGCTAAACCTCCCGAAAGAACTCTGGTCTCCCGTTCTGGTTATACTTGATGAAATCCACGTCTTCTGCCCACAGAAAGAGAAGAGCGAGGCATCCGCAGCCGTTATAGACCTCTTCACGCGTGGCCGCAAGAGAGGGATATGCGGGGTGGGCGCCACGCAGCGCATCAGCAAGTTCCAGAAGGACGCCGCAGCTGAATGCAACAACAAGCTCATAGGCCGGTGCGTCCTTGACGTGGACATGAAGCGCGCAGCGGAGGAGCTCGGCTTCACGACAAAAGAGGACGTGCGCTCCTTGCGCGAACTCAAGCCTGGGGAGTTCTACGCTTTCGGTCCGGCTCTCCACTACGGAGTCAATAAGATAAAAGTCTCGGATGTCAAGACGACCCACCCCAAGGTCGGAGCGCGGATACTTGCTCGAACGACGCCCCAGCCTGAGAAGGTGAAGAGCATACTCGGAAAGCTCACGGATCTCCAGGGAGAGGCCGAGAAGAAGGAGAAGACCGAGGCCGAGCTGAAGCATGAGATAGCCAGCCTCCGGGGACAGCTCCTCGCCGCGCAAAGGCATACCCCAGCAGCCCCAGCACAACCCAAGGCGGTTCAATCAACCGTCGACCTCTCCTCCGAAATGGCTGCCATCGAGAACGCGGTCCGTGAGATGCGGCGCAAGTCCAAGCAGAAAGGACATGTCGGGGCTGGCAAGGTCACGGAAGCCATAGGCCAGCTTGTCAAGCGAGATCCCTCCGCGATTAGTGAGTCCGAACCCCAAAAGCTCCGAGCGGGGGCGATGAGGATGCTCGAAGCGGTGGCAAGTTTCGCCCCGCAGCCCGTGACCAAGCAGCAGCTCGGGACGCTGGTCGGGATGGTCTTCACGGGCGGGACCTTCAACACATACCTCCAGGAGCTCAAGCGCAACGAATGGATAGATGAGAGCAGGGACGGGTTCATCGTGACTCCGTCCGGCCTGGCTGCTGCGGGCGACTTCAAGCCCATCAGCCGGAAGCCTGAGGACCTCCTTGACATGTGGGCGGACAAATTCCGCTCAGGCGCTGCGAAGATGCTCCGTGAGATCGCCTCGCGCTATCCGAATGCCATCACCAAGGACGAGCTCGGGGAGGTCCTCGGCATGGTTTTCACCGGAGGCACGTTCAACACCTACTTGCAGGAGCTAAAGCGGGCGGGACTGATAGAAGCCGATAGCGCAGGAGGAGTAACCGCAACAAAAGAGCTATTCCCCGACGGAGGGAGAAAATGAATCTGACTGACGAGCAGAAGGAATGGATATGCAGCTACATCGGCGACTGGTATCTCAAATGGAAGGAGCGGAAGATTGGGGAGAACTTCGGCTTCGCCAAAGAGGAACTCAAGGAAATGATTTGCGAGGGCCGCAGATATCCGGATTCCGTGAGCACGGTCGAGGACTTCATCAAACTACAGCTTGTCACCGGCAAGAACGTCGAGGAACTCATGGAGCCACTTTCATTGAACCAAGAAACGGAGGTAGAGTCGGATGAAGGTCACTGAAGTCGAATATCGGGAAACACAGAGCTTCGGGCGGTTCAACAACATCACTGTCGGCATGAAGGCCACCCCAGACTCGAAGGAAACCGAGAAGGAGGTCTATGAGACGCTGAAGCGGTCCGTGCAACAAGCCATCAAGGAGCGCATTGCCGAGGAAATCCACGGAGAGGGGCAAACTATCCTCCCCTCTGGAACGCCCTTAGATTCGTGTGTCTGGTGCCAGGAGAAATCTAAGTTGTCAGAATCCGATTACTGCTCGAAAGGATGCGAGAAAGAACACAGGGATGATTGCCCAGAGGAGGATCAGCATGGATGAGGAACTGAAGAAAGAGATCATCGAATTGATCCAGGAGCTGCGCCAACAGGACAGCATCGAGGTCGGGAATGCGAAGACCGGCGTCATGAAGGTCTATTTCAACGCCGATAAGAAGGACGAAGCATTGAGGAAGATCCAGAACGCCAAGGAGCTCCTCATGACTGCGAAGGCGGGGATCCTGGAATGAGCAACCTTCGATCTTGCGAAATCTGCACCGTGCCTGCACTCCAACTGTTCCATCTGGAATGGGCGGGGCCTGGTAAGGGCTTCAAGAAAGTGTGCACACCGTGTGCGTTGAGATACTGTTTCGCAGTCGAGATTAAGGTAGCTCTAAGCGGAAGAACGCTGGAAATTTATGAGGGAGAACCATGCCGGAAAACAAGCTCGACAAAGTGAAGCTGCAGCGGGTCGTGGACCTGCTGAAGGAAGGGGAGACGATCGGGAATGGGATAGGCTACGCGGCCACTGCGCTCGCGATCTTCATCGACCAGAGCTATCCGAAGCGGCGCGGGAAGGTCCGCGAGCTGGAGCTCCAGGTCAAGGCGGACGTGCTGAGCGCGCCGTATGTGGTGAGCTGCAAAGAAGGAAGGGGTTGATATGGAACAGATTGCTATCGAAAAAATCAAGACCGAGGGGAATCCGCGCAATGACATCGGCGATGTCACTGAGCTGCAGGCGAGCATAGCCGAGCATGGCATCATCGAGCCGCTCATCGTGAGCAGGAAGGGTGCCGTATATACATGTATAGCTGGCCACCGCAGGCTCGCAGCCGCGAAGGCGCTCAAAATGAAAGAGGTGCCGGTCGTGGTCCGGGACCTTGTCACGCCCGAGGATCAGCTGGCCATCGCCCTGGTGGAGAACATCCAGCGCGAGGATCTCAGTCCGATAGACGAGGCGAAAGCCTTCGAGTCCGGACTCAGGAAGTTCGGCGGCTCTGCAGAGCGCATGGCCAAGAGCCTGGGCAAGACCAAGGAATATGTGGAGCGCAGGATCGCGCTCCTCAAGCTCGCTCCGGAAGCGCAGAAGGCGCTCCTGGAAAAGAAGATCCAGCTCGGGCACGCGGTGATCCTGGCCAGGATGGCTCCGGAAAAGCAAGCGGCCCAGGTCAAGAAGGTCATCAGCGAAAAGTCGAGCGTCCACCAGCTGGCCGAGCACCTGCGCTGGGGCCCCGAGGGCGTCACGTTCAAGCTCAAGGATGCCTGCTTCGATACTGACGTTCCCTGGAAGGAGGGCAAGCCCGGGTGCAACGGCTGCCCGTTGAATGGAGGCCAGCAGGCAATCCTTTCGGAATCCGGAGAGAGTCTGAAGGGAATCTGCATGGGCCCGAACTGCTTCATGCAGAAGACCCAGGACTGGATACATGAGCAGACCAAGGTCCTCAAGGCAAAGGGCGTCAATATCGTGGAACTGAAGAGCATCAAGAAGGACCAGTGGGGCCAGCTGGTCGGGGAGATCTCGTCCTATGACCGAGAATACAAGGAGGTCATGGAGAGGCTCCACAAGGAGCCTGAGAACTTCGCGCTTGTTTTCGAGTTCAAACGCGGGGAGCTTGAACGGAGGATCTTCTGCCTGAAGCCTGGGGCTATGAGAAGTGGCCGACAAGGATCCGGCACATCAGAAAAGGAGCTCGCCAAGACCAGGGAGGAGCGGCTCGAGAATCGCATGTCCGCATACTGGGACGCGCTCGTTGTAAAGAAGACGCGCGAGCTCGCGGCCCAAAAGCCGGCCGTTGGATCCAAGCATGCCAAGGCTCTCGCCATCTTCGAGCTGCTGCGCATCGACTCCTGGAAGGATCTCCCCAAGCTCGGAAAGGAGAGGATCCTCAAGGAGGTGGGCCTTCCGAAGCTCCTCGAGGATGAGGAGGTTATGGTCAAGAAGCTCCTGAGCCTTCCGGATGAGACCCTGGACATTCTGCTCACCAGGCTGCCGACCGTCTGGCTCGATGTTAATCCGGATCTGCAGCGATTCGCCGATGCCTTCGGCTTCGATGCCAAGAAGCACTTCGTGATTGATGAGGAGTTCCTCAACATGCATACTACGGCACAGTGCGAGGCCCTGTGCAAGGAGCTCAAGATCGACCTGAAGGGCACGACAGCCTGGACCAAGAAGGATATCATGAAGCACATCCTGGCGGCCGAGACCAAAGGCAAGGTCCCGAAAGTAGTCCAGAAGGCGATTGAAGTGGCACTGGAGGAATGACTATGAACGAGGACCAAGAGAAGGAGATCCTTGATCTCCTGGAGAGGATGAAGGACCTGCTGATCAGGAAAGGGCACGACTACTCGGGCACGGAAGACACGCTCGCGAACTTCAGCCAGCTGGAGGATATCGGGATACCGGCTCACAAGTCCGTGTTCATCAGGCTGACGGACAAGCACCAGCGCATCAAGAACTTCCTGCGCCAGGGCGAGTTCAAGGTCTCCGATGAGAGCGCGGAGGACACGTGCCTGGACCTGGCCAACTACTCGCTGCTCATGATCCTGGCCATCCGGAAGGCGAAAGGTTATGTAGACGAACAGACGCATGGTCCCGGCAGGAGGAAAGGGCCGATAAAATCTCCTGCCAGCGTTGATGAGGCGAAGGCCAAAACGCCACGGGCTGCCGGCTCCTCAAAGGGCGGCGACTACATACGCCCGCCAGTTTCCAAGGCGAAGAAGTGCAGGATATGCGGAGAGAAGAAGGAGGACGTGCGCTACGGCCGCTGCCAGGAGTGCAAGGACAATTCGCTCGGGGCCCAGAAGAAGGCGAAAGGCAGGGGCGCGAAGCGCCCGGCCCGCCAGATAGAAGAGGACGAGGGGCCGCCCGAAGACGACGCGCCTGCGCCGCCGCGAAAAGGTGGCCGCCCGAAGAAGGAGCGTCCGGAGAACCAGTGCAAGCGCTGCGAAGGCACG